CGTTCGCTGCACGCAAATTCCGCCACGGTCAGATGTACTGCGCAATGATTGGCCTTAAGCGTGTAGGAACCATCAAGAAATACTTCAAAGGTGTGGATGACGTGACGTTTTACAGCGCCACACGCGAAGAACTAATCGACTTCCTGAATCACGGGAGATAGCCATGTTATATGCATTTAAGCTGGGCAGAAATCTGCGCGGCGAGGAACCTTATTGCCCTGAAAAAGGCGGGAAAGGTGGCTCTGATAAAAGCGCAAAGTATGCAGCAGAAGCCCAGAAGTATGCCGCAGACCTGCAAAATCAGCAGTTCAACACCATCATGAACAACCTGAAGCCGTTTACTCCTCTGGCTGAGAAGTATGTCGGCAGCCTCGAGAACTTATCGTCTCTGGAGGGGCAAGGTCAGGCGCTTAACCAGTATTACAACTCTCAGCAGTATAAAGACCTTGCAGGTCAGGCTCGCTATCAGAGTCTGGCGGCAGCGGAAGCAACAGGTGGATTGGGTTCCACCGCAACCAGTAATCAGTTAGCAACAATCGCACCAACTCTTGGTCAGCAATGGCTATCTGGTCAGATGAACAACTACCAGAATCTGGCAAATATCGGTCTTGGCGCTCTTCAGGGGCAGGCAAACGCCGGGCAGACATATGCCAACAACATGAGTCAGATTTCGCAGCAAAGTGCGGCTCTTGCCGCTGCTAATGCCAACCGACCGTCAGCATTGCAGCAGGGTGTTAGTGGTGCTGCATCCGGTGCGCTTTTGGGTGGTGGCATAGCTAGTGCTCTCGAACTATCAACTCCGTGGGGGGCTGGTATTGGTGCTGGTCTTGGTCTGCTTGGTTCACTGTTTTAAGGGTTAATCAATGGCTACGTGGCAACAGGGTATTAATTCTGGTGGTTTTCTGGCTGGCATCGGTACGCAAAATGAGAATGCGCCAAAGGCAAGCGACATTAACGCAACGCTTGGTCTGATCCGCGAAAACAATGAACTGGCTCGCTCAGGTGCAAATAACGTTGGTCTGACCGCGTTACGTGGTCTGGCTGGAGTTGCTGATATTTACAATCAGGAACAGCAACAGAAAGCGATTAGTGCGTTCAATAAGGTTCACGCTGATGCATGGGCTTCTGGTGATCCATCGGGACTATTTAAGTTTGCCCAGGAAAATCCAGCGTTTGTTGCGCAGGCACAACAGGCGTTTTCCGGTCTTAATGAGCAGCAACGCAACGATATGGGCGATTTAGCCATGAGGGCTAACGTCGCTCTTTCTCAGGGACCGGAAGCCTACAGTAAATTCATTACTGACAACAAGGACAGGTTAAATCGCGTTGGTGCTAATGCTGACTGGATGATTCAGACAGGTATCCAGAATCCAGAGCAGCTATCACACATGCTGACTACTATGACGCTAGGGGCTGTTGGTCCGGATAAAATGCTGGATTATCAGGATAAGATGGTTGGTCGCCAACTTGAGAAAGGGCGATTGGATGAAAGCATCCGTCAGGCTGACATGGAGAACGCGAGAGGATGGGCAAATATCCAAAACGCTCAACTAGACAGGGCTCAGCGGGCACAAATGCACTCAGATGAGATGGGATTGAAGCTAATGGAGCTGGGGCAAAAAGGTAAGCCGTCAGCAGACTTAATTAAGGGATTAAATTCTGACATTACCAATTTTGGTAAAAATTATAACTCTGTCAGAGCGGCGGCAAACTCTCTGCAAGCCCTTAGCAAGGTAAATACTGGCGCTGCCCAACTTGGGATTATCTTTAATTACATGAAGTCTCTCGACCCTCAGTCAGTTGTTCGCGAAGGTGAACAGGTTCAGGTCATGCGCTCTGATGGCATATGGGGGCAGATAAAAGGATATGTAGACCAGCTTAATGCAGGGAATGGCTTGTCACAGGAAGCGAGGGATAACATTGTTAACGCAGCAAAAATTAACGCCAACGCTATGGGGCAGCAGTTTAACCAGCAGGTAGATGAATATCTGGATACGTATGGAGATACTATTCCTCAGGGGCTGAAAAAAAGCTTAGGGAGAAGGAAGGCCAAGCTATTTGACGATGTTCCGGCGCAGCCTACACCACAAGGTGGCAATGGGCAGACAAAAGCTGCGCCAAGTGGGATATCAGAAGGCGCGACGGCAACGAACCCTAAAACTGGTCAGAAACTCATTTATAGGAACGGACAATGGCAACCGATGTAGGTTTACCCGAAGGCTTTGTTCTCGATAATCAGCCTGATAACTCACAGCTTCCTGATGGTTTTGTGCTTGATGCCCAACCAGAACAGCAGCAATCTCCTTTGGTTTCACCAGAGGAAAATTCCAGACAGGAAAATGTTGTTAATAATGCTAACGGTTTCGACCGTTTTATGTATGGCGTTCTCAGTGGATTGATGGATGTTGGTAAAGGTGTTGGCCTGTTTCAGGATATGACACCAGAAGAGCAAGCCGCAATTCAGTCTCTACAGCAGAAGTTAGCGGCAAAACCATCAACCGCACAAGATGTTGGTGAGTTTTTTGGACAAGCAGCGCCATTTGTTAGTGGTGGTGGGATTATTTCTCAGGTTCCGAAAGGGGCGGCAAGGCTGGCTGCCGCCGCAGGGCTTGGTGCTGGAGAAGGGGCTATTGTAGCCAATGGAACAAATAGCGATGTTGCTTCCGGCGCTGCTATTGGCGCTGTGGCTGGCTCTGTAGCCGAGATTGTTGGTCCAGCGCTTGGGAAGATTGCAGGAAAAATTAAAAATAGTGCCGGAGATATTTATCGCTCATCCGTAGGGATGGGTAGTAAATCATCTAAAGCAACGTTAAAGAAAGCTGCTGGCGCAATGGATAATAAATTTATTGGTGGGCAACGAGCTATTCAAGATTTCGCCGATGAAGTTAATCCTGATTTTAACGCGATAAATGCTATTCGTGAGCTAGAACTGGAAAATTATGCCACTCCAGGCATGATCTCTAATAATCCTGCTGTCAGGGCTCTTGATAATGCAGTGGCAAGTCTCCCTGGAACAGAGATTAGTGAGGCGCATAAGCGTTTTATTACTGAATTAGGAAGAAAAGCTGATGAAATGATAACTTCATTTGGGGGAAGCCTTGATAAGCAACTGGTTTCTGACAGGCTTGCAGATAATTTTGATAAAACCATTTCATCATTACAAAATCAGTCAGATAACATCTACAACAAAATTGCTGAAAAGGTTCCGGTAAGAGACCGGATTGAGGCAACTAATACGTTGAATTTTTTAGAAGATTTTGCTGATGACATAGGGGGAATTGATGAATTATCTCCAATAATGAAGCGGACATTGAACCGACTTGATCCAAACACCTTGCCAACGTATGGGCGTTTAGATCTTGCTAGAAAGCAGGTTGGGCAAGCTATTGGCAAAGGCTCTGGTCCATTCAAGGATGAAGAAACAGGTGTTCTTAAAAAGTTATATGCAGCTATAACAGATGACCAACAGGTTGTCGCAGAAAAATATGGCGCAGGGGAGTTATGGACGCTTGGTAAGGAGTTGGTAAAAAAACGAAAATCCATTGAAGATGATGCTGTAACCGTCTTGGGTAGAAAACTTCAGCAATCAGCAATTCCAAAAGTTGAAAGTGCTGTTGTTAATATGGCAAAAGGAAACGGTGGTGACTTTAGGCAATTAATGAAGTCGATTCCAAAGGATATGCGGCAGGAAGTTGCGCTCACCTCAATGAATAAAGCATTTACCAGCTATGCCAAATCACCTGGCCAGCAATTAGGAGTTGATGGATTTGTAAAATGGTATAACGGAATGTCACGGAATGGGGCCAATATGAAGGCTCTCCGTGATGCTATTGGCACAGACGCATCAAAGCGCCTTGATACGATTTATCAAGCAGCTAAGTCTATGAATAGACTCAATACTGGTAAGCAGTATGCTAGTAGCCTTGTGGATCAGCAAGTTAATAACTTTCTGAAAGAAAAGGGTAGTCTCGCAAAAATTTATGGAATAGCCTCAAAAGCTGCTGCGGCGGAAGGTATTACAAGCTTATCTGGTCTTCCTGGTGTAGGTGCAACAGGGGTGATAACGTCCGCATTGATGTTAGGGAAAACAAGCAGGATAAAGGCTGCTGATGCCCTGCTGTCTTCCCCGGAGTTTAAATCAATGCTATTTCGCCTGCAAAACGCACCAGTAGACAGAGCAGAAGTGAGACGCGCAATAGAAAGGAAGCTGATGCAATCTGGGGCATTTAAGAGATGGGAGAAAACCCTATCAACAGATGAAGCGAAAACCATTGCTCGCACGGGGATTATTACA